TTTAACAAACTCACAGAGGCTATAGATAGTTTAGGTAGCCTGAGGCATACTATTGAGACAGGTAGTGATCCAACACCTGAAGACCAACCAGAGATCCCAACTCAACCTTTAGCTCAATTCCTGGAGGAACTGACAGGTAACTTGGAGGATGCTACAGGTCGTATTCATGGCCTTATTAATGATATACGATCTTTGCTATTCTAAAGAAGAAAGGAGGAACTATAGTGGCAACGAAAAGAACAGGAAAGATATCCAAAGTACGTGGTAAATGGTACTGGATAATCTACCTCAGAGGTCAACCCCATGTCAGAAGTGGTATTGGTTATACTCAGAGACATTCTGCAATGCGGTCACTTCAAAATTTCAGACTCAATTATACCCCACCTGTGACCGTTGACTACAGAACCTAGCCCAGGACCGTCCCACAATGATACGGTTCTCGGACCTTACTCAGTAACGAAAGGAGCCTTATGTTAGAGTTAGATAACACTAAACGGAATACTTTTGCCTGCCCAAGGAAACATCAAAACATAAACCTTAGACGTATCAAGCCAAATACTGGCTCCTGTGCAATAAGGTATGGTGTCGGCTGGCATGCAGCCAAGGAAGGCTATTATAAGCATATAGCTGAGAACGGCTGGCTGCATGATGGTAATGCCTTAAGTCAGGCAGCTGAATATGCTAAGAAAGCATGGGATGAAGCCTCAGATGAACAAGAGTTCTTCTATGACTATAGGACATTTGAGAACTTGATACAATCATTTGTGCAGTATATAGACTACTTCTATTCAGATGAAGGGATGCTAAAGATTATTGATACCGAGAAAGTGTTCAAAATCCTGATGACCCCAACAGATGAAGAGAAGAAGTTATTCCCTGAGCTTGAGCCTTTCTGGTTCACTGGAAGATTGGATATGGAAGTTGAACTTAATGGCAGGCCCTGGCTTTATGAAACAAAGTCAACAGGACAGAGCCTGACCACCCAATCTGAACGTCTTCACAGAAGTCCTCAGGTAATAGGGTACAACTATGCTTCCAAAAGAGTCCATGACATCATACCAGACGGCACACTCATGTCTTATCACTACATCTACTCCAGGAAAAAGAAGGATGGAACTTATGGGAAGGTAACAATCGACTTCAAACGTATTCCAGAAATCTTTGATGAGATTGATCTAATGAACTGGAAGTATGACCTGTATGATACAGCACAAGCTATCCAAAGAGCTGAGAGGATTGGCTACTATGTTATGCGGCTGGATCAGTGCTATACTTATGGAAGGTGTACGTACCTTAATCTATGTGAGCAGAAGAGGGCTGTCGGCGATGAGGTACTAGCTGAGTACTATATAGCTGATGAAGCTTGGGACGTAACAAAGGATGCAGGTGATAAGCTGGTAGTTATAGAATAGGAGGAATAATAGACAGCTACTGATTTCTGCGTTGGGAGGGCTTATGAAAAAAACTATCAAAGTAATTAATGTTTGGTTAAAGGCAGAGAAATCCCTTCTTGAGACAAGCTTGAAAGGTTCGTATACAAGTGGGTGGCATGAAGGTTATATAAAGGCCCTCGACATGGTAAAAGAGTTACTGTCTGCCTCCCAACAAAAAGATTCAGCGGACATAATAGATACATGGCCTCTTGAGTGTTGTCTATGCAATAGGCGGCATGAAAGTGTAAAGTTGTTGTGTGAAGAATGCCGCTGATCTTCACGTTATTTGAACAGGAGGAATAAATGAAGGAAGAATACCAACCAAGAACCACAGCAGATTTAAGCATGGATTCTGGGCATCTCAAGATTTATATTGTGAGTGATTATGGCACTGGCAAGAGTGTATTCGCCAGTACCTTTCCCAGACCTGGATTTGTATTTGACTTTGACAACCGGATTAAGACCTACAGAAAGTATGACTGGGACTATGAGACATTTGAGATTTCCTCAAAAGGCTGGATCAAGTTTGAGTCTGTTCTAAGGCATATTAAAACAAAGGTGGCAGAAGGCTACTATAAAACAGTAGTCTTTGATAGTACCACCTCTGCCACTGATCTAGCTATGGAACGTGCCCTTACCATAGACCCTGCTCGCAGTCCTGAAGATGGCCCAATCTGGAATGTCCACTATCAAATCTGTAGAAACCTTATGGAGCCTAGGTTACATTCACTGATCAATCTACCTTGTCATGTTGTTGCTTGTGGACACTGGAAAATAACAACAGACTCCAAAACAGGAGCTATCCTCAAGGTAGACCCACTGTTAACTGGTCAGTTATCAGAGAAGGTTCCTGGCTATTTTGATGAGATTTATGTGGGCTTTCACAGGAAAATACTGGAGGGTCCAGATAAGGGACAGACCAAGTACTTTATCAGGACTGTTCCACTTGGGTATTTTAAAGCGAGAAGTACTATATCTGGTGTTGAGAAAATACTTCCAGATGTAATACCTAACGACTACAACTCCCTCTGTGCAGCTATAGCAGAAGGACAGGCAAAATTGGCGGAGGATGGCTGAAACTGATAACCCTTAACGAGAAGGAGAAAAGCATGGCGAAGAAAACTGACAGTAGTGTGGCAGAAGATAAGCAGACAGAAGGTGGAGAGGGATATGGGGAATTGAACAGTGACTTTAACCTGGAGGAGGAGTATAAGGAAGATCCGTTGGTCACCAAGGGTAACTATAATGGCGCTGTTGAATCAGTCCGCATGGATGAAGAAGAGACCCTTGTTACCTGGAATATCATTCTCAACAATAATGATCCTGGCCTCCTGTGCACAGATGGCGAAACCCCTGTCAACGGTAGACCAATTCCATTCAAGAATTGGCTACCCCTCGCTGGTGATGATCGGGTGATGGCCAAGAAAGGTGGCACCAAAAGGCAGGTAAAGATCAACATGTTGAAGGCATTTTCGGATCAGATGCAGGTGAGCATGAACACTATGGTACAGATCAGAGAGGCCATTGCTGAGCAGGAATGGGTAGGCATAGACGTTATTGTATCTGTAATCATTGAGAAACTCGATGATGGCAGACACCTCAACAACATTTCCAAGATGGTCAGGATTCCCTTCTGATTTGAATTGAGTAGTTCATGCACCTTAAACTAAATGAGATTGGAGGCTATTATACCTATATGGTGGGTGAATTGCCCCTTGAAGCCTACCAATCAATAGTCTGTGGACCCAGCCAGTAATGGCACAGAGAGGCACCTCCGGTCATGCCCAAACCAGCAAGTGGGGTGGAAAGCCCCACGGTGCAACAAACCAAAAGTGAGTCAAGCGCTGGGCAGTGGCAGAATGTGGTCAAAGGGGAGGAAGACAATACACCTACCATTCCCTTCTGCCCAGCACTTTAAATGAAAGGAAATAATTATGTCAGATTGTGGGTGTGAGGGCAGTTGTCCAATCTGTCGGATTGGAGAAGTTGATAACCATAAGTGCAATAGCTGTAGAATGGAATACTGTTCTAAATGTCATGGTTATATTATTGGCACTCTTAGATACAAAGCTACAATTAATCCGTGCACTTGTGAGTCGGACTAGCCAATCCTGCCCCAGCACTTTAAAAATGAAATTTGAAGACCTCCATACTAATTTCCTCGATCAGGATGAATCAGCCAGGAGAGCTTTCTTCACTGAATATGTGGAGAGGCGACAACATGACCTAGATACCATAGTAGTTAAGATAAAAACCAAAAAGCAACCTGGAGAGAGTAAGTCCAAGGATAAGAAGATTCCAGTCACAATGGATAAATTGGAGGCCCTGCGGAAGCTTGGATTGATATAATGAGAATAAAAGACATTCAGAAAGAAGTACATCAATTAGCTGTCGCCCAATTATTCTGGCAACAGCCCATAAATATAGCTGAGAAGCTATGCCTCATACATTCTGAAGTATCTGAAGCCTTAGAAGCAGCACGGTCTTCAGGCATGGGTAACATAGGGGAGGAATTAGCTGACACAGTAATCAGAATACTAGACCTTGCAGAGCATTTGAATATTAACCTTGAAACAGAAATAAGAATTAAACACGGGTTCAATAAGACCAGGCCAATAAGGCATGGAAAATTATTCTGAAAGAAAGGAGAAGAACAGTAAATGATGGAGCAACTCTTCATGGACCCAACTGAGATCAAAGTCAGAGATGGTCTTGACAGGTACAGGACAGATATGGGAGAGATCAACAGCCTGATGGAGTCGATCACTACCAAGCGGCAAATCCTGCCTATAGTCATTACCAGAGACAAAGAACTCATAGATGGTGGGCGAAGACTTGCGGCGTGTCTTCTAGGTGGAGTTAAGGTGAAAGCGATTTACGAAGACGTTATAGATGACTTCGAGTTTAGGGAGTTAGAATTAGAAGCTAACTTACACGCTAAATCTTATACTCCTGCAGAGGAAGCACTAGCAATCGCTGACCTGCACAAACGTAAACAACAAAGGCTTGGACAATCGTTTGGCGGAGCGAAAGGTGAGGGATCTGGGTGGTCTTTGCAGAAAACTGCTGACCAACTCGGTATGACTAAAATGACAGTATCCCGTGCTCTGGATATGGCTGAATTAGTCACACAGTTCCCTGAGCTAAGGAAGGCTAAGAAGAAGTCTGAAATCAAAAAGGCAGGAGAAGCTATTCAAAGAGCCATGACAACAGTAGAAGGATTAAAAGGCTATGAGAAAACAATCGCAGAAGGCAAAACGATGTTTGACTTATATCATGAGGACGCTGTGGCACACATGGTGTCCTCTCCTAATTCTAGTGTTGATGTTCTTTGCACTGACCCTTTTTATGGAATTGCTGCTGAGACATTGACTCAGGGTATTGGCGGAAAGACCGGTGGTGAGTTCACTACCTCAGGATATAAGCTAGAAGATGCAAGAGAACCAGCACTCTTCCAGTATCATGTACTCGCAAAGGAGT